CGCGGCCTGTACTTTTTCCGCGGTTGCCCCCACGATGCAGATCGTGGCGCGCGGACTCGACAGTTAATTGGATTCGACATGAGCAATAACGCCCGCGATTTGCGTGAGTTGGGATATGGGCTAGGGAATAACGTCTACGCGGCCATGATGCCATTCGATCATGTTACCGAAAAGACAGACGCGGAGAAGATGGACTCTTTTCTCGCTAAATTTCCTCTGGCACGCCAGAAGATGATAAGAATGGGCATGGAAGAATTCACTTCGTTGGGTGGGGACATTGACACTCGTCTGTCCAATTTCACCAAGATTGAGTTTGCCTATGCTAAGGACGTCAAGAACTGGCAGGAAAAGCTGGACCCAAGAGAAATAAGTGCGGGCGATCCCTTCAACACTTACTTGGCACACCAGGCACCTGACTACTTCGATTTCGTCAAGGCGCACATGCGACGCTATGGCAAGAGTCATGACAACGCTGCTACCAACCACTTCGTCTATACGGCGGGAATGGATGGTGTGCAGGTTGGTCTTTTCGTTAGTCAAGCTGAGCAGCGTGCGTGGCACTGCGGCGAGTCTGATCTGTCTCGCTGCGATGGGCACAATTCGGTCGAAGCTCTAGACTGGAATGCGTCCCTTGATGAGTTCCAAGGAATGAGTGCGGATGTCACACGCCTTACGCGTGAGTCACACCGTCTTATTGGCAAGGATGCTTATCACAACAAACTCGTCGTCGATGGGACGATGCCCTCTGGAAGGCCGAAGACCAGTTTTGGTACAAGCCGAATCATCAACGCCGCCACCGCCGCATACCGAGCTGTCGAGTTTATCGCCGACTTCTTTGCTTGCGACAGGCTGACGTTGACGGTGAAGGAGGACAGGCGCGACGCGTTTCTTACCGTTCTGGAGACAGCTCTGGAACGAAGTGGGATGACTAATGCTCTCGAACCTTACCATCTCCTTCGCGTCTTCGAACGCGACGGGACGGTCAAGGAGGTGAGTTTTCACGATTTCCAAAAGGCGTTTCTTGAAAGCCTTGCGAGCATTTCGGATCGCTATGAGCCAGGAGCGAACCATCTCCAATTTGCCAAAACCACTCTTATCAATTTGGATATGAGGACAGCGGCGGGGATCGGTATCATCATGGCGACCGACTGGACGTGGCAAGTGTTGCAAATGGGTGATGACTCTGTGGATCTTGGTGAACGCAAAGTGGACAAGCCTCTTAAGGAAGCTGTGTACACTTTGCTCGGCCATGTCATTGAGCACATCAACCGCGGCAACACCCTTCAAGCATACGATGATTTGTCGTATTGCTCGTCCGACTTCGTCACCGTTAACGCTCGACAGCGTGTTATGGTGCAGAAG